CGATCAGAAGATCGCCGATGCCCGCAGCGCCATGGTCAAGGCGCAGCAGGATAGCGACAGCGAACTGTCGATCATCGCCACCAACGAAGAAGGTCGCCTGCGCAAGCAGACCCTGGCTGTCAGCACGTATACCAGCGCGCTGCAACAGCAGGTCGAAACGCTTCGGCAGCAGGGTATGCGCGCGGCTTCCGGTCTTGGTCAGGGTGACAGACAGCGTGGGCTGACGGATCAGCAGAACGGTATCGATGACCGCTTTAATCAGCAGAGCCTTGAACTGGCCAACCAGTACGGCGACGGCTCGCGCGGTATGAGCCTCGATGAGTACACCCAGAAGCTGGCGGCGCTGAAAACCACCCAGCAGGACCTGCACGACACTGTGCAATCCAACTATGACGAGATGACCGCCGCCCAAGGCAACTGGAGCGCCGGCGCGTCGTCGGCATGGCAGAACTACCTGGAGTCGGCGCGAGATGTTGCCGGGCAGACGAAAAGCTTGTTCAGCAACGCCTTCAGCTCGATGGAAGACGCGATCGTCAACTTCGCCATGACTGGGAAGGCGTCGTTCGGTGATTTCGCGAAGTCGATCATTGCAGACATGGCGCGCATAGCTACTCGTCAGGCCAGCTCGGCGCTACTGGGTAGCTTGGTCGGCGCCGCCACTAGTTATTTCACTGGCAGCGGTACCGCCGCTTCGGCGGGATCTACTCAGGCAGGCTACAGCGGCGACCTTTCAGGCTTTACGCCGGTGGCCAGCGCCAAGGGCAACGTCTTCGACACGCCAAGCCTGAGCGCCTACTCGAACAGCGTGGTCAGCTCTCCGACCATCTTCCCGTTCGCCAAGGGTGCAGGACTGATGGGCGAGGCCGGACCGGAGGCGATCATGCCGCTGACCCGGACTGCCGGTGGCCATCTCGGCGTGCGTGCGCTGAGCGGTGGCAGCAGTGGATCGAACATCAGCATCAACGCACCGGTCACCGTAGCGATTCCAGATCGCAGTTCGGAAGGCATGCAGATTGATCAGCAAGCGCTTCAGCAGAACCTTCAAACACAAATGAAGGCGGCGGCAGAGAGAGCCGTGGCTGAGTCTTGGCGCGCTGGCGGCGTCAGTTTCCGAAACGTTAATGGGAGAGCCTGATGGCGATAGAGCGCTTCACCTGGCCAACCCAAAATGGAGACGCGCCCGATATCACCTATCGGGTGCGCACCGCGCAGTTTGGTGATGGTTACAAGCAAGAGTCTGGCGACGGGCCGAACAACAAACAGGACTCCTATCCGATCTCCTACACCGGGCCCAAGACCAAGGTGCTAGAGATGATGGCGTTCTTTGATCGGCATGCCGGCGCGAAGGCGTTTCTTTGGACCACTCCACTCGGTGAGCTGGGGTTGTTTACCTGCAAAAATCCGGTTCCTACCCCGATGGGCGGGGGCGCATTCAAGCTCACGGCCACTTTCGACCGTGCATTCCAACCATAAGGGGCAACCATGCCGCTGATCAGTGACATCCAGGTTCTTGAGCCTGGCAGCGAGGTGCTGCTCTTTGAATTGGACGGTACGGACTATGGGGCGGACGTGCTGCGCTTTCACGGGCACGCTATTCCGCATACTCCGGCCGAGATCATTGCTGCCGGTGGCGATGCGGAGCTGTTGCCGGCCAAGGCTATTTGGTGGCAGGGAAACGAATACGGCGCCTGGCCAATGCAAATCGACGGCATCGAAGCCAATGGCGACGGCACAGCGGTACGGCCTTCGCTGTCGGTCGGGAACGTCAATGGACGCATCACTGCGCTATGTCTGGCATTCGACGATCTGCTCGAGTTCAAGCTGACCATGCGCCACACCTTGGGCACGTACCTGGACGCGCAGAACTTTCCGGCCGGTAACCCAACGGCTGATCCGACCCAAGAGACGATCGAGGTCTGGTACATCGACCAGAAGACGAACGAGGACGGGGAGACGGTCAGTTGGGAGTTGGCCAGCCCGGGCGACGTCGGCGGTGAATCCATTGGCCGGCAGGCGACCACGCTCTGTCACTGGTGCCTCACCGGCGGTTACCGGGGGCCGAGCTGTGGCTGGACTGGCCCATATTTCACCAAGGACGGTGTGCAGACAGATAACCCCGAGCTAGACGAGTGCGACGCCACGCTGGGCCGGGGCTGTATCCCACGCTTCGGTGACGGCAACCCGCTGCCATTTGGTGGCTTCCCTGCCGTTTCACTGATCGCCCGGAGCTGACCATGCGCAAGCACATCTTGAATGCGATCCAGGCTCACGCGGCCGCCGAGTACCCGAAGGAGTGCTGCGGTCTGCTGCTGGGCATCGGCCGCAAGCAGCAGTACTACCCGTGTCGCAATATCTCGACCGAACCGAACGAAGAGTTTCGAATCGATCCGGAGGAGTACTCCGCGGCGGAGGATATAGGCGAAGTGATCGGCATCGTCCATTCGCATCCGGACGCGACCAGCAGGCCTTCGCCGCGCGACCTCGCGATGTGCGAAGCGACTGCGATGCCGTGGCACATTCTCAGCTGGCCAGAGGGTGACTTGCGGACCGTCATGCCTTCCGGCGAGACGCCTTTGCTCAAGCGCCCGTTCGTGCATGGTGCCTGGGATTGCTGGCAGGTCTGCGCTGACTGGTACAAGCGCGAGTGGGGGCTGGAGTTCGAAGCCTTCAAGCGCTCTGATGGTTGGTGGGAAAGCATCGACAACACCAGTCTTTACGAGGCGAACTACGAGGCGGCCGGCTTCTATCGAGTCGATCAGCCGCAGCGCGGCGACATGGTAGTGATGGAAGTAGGGCGGACAGTTCACCCGAACCATGCGGGGATATTCCTCGGCTCCGATCCGAATTTGGTCGGCGAGGATGCAGCGACGTTCGGCCCTGGGCCTTTCTTGCTTCATCACCTATACGGTCGGCCGAGCGAGATCATCGTCTTCGGCGGTCCGTGGCTACAGCGCACACGCCTGGTGCTGCGTCATCGAGATGCTCGGTGATATGGTTGGCACCTTTCCACAGGAGTGACCTGCATGAAATTATTCGTAGGAGCGTTGGCTATTGCGTTGTTGGCGGGGTGTGCTACATCGCCCACGCCATCTAGCGAAGCCGACCCAGTGCCGCCGGCAAGACTGTTCTCATATCAGCAGCCAATCAGCGGTCAGTCGATTCTGATAGTGACCCGGGATACTGGATTTGTTGGTGGTGGCTGCAATACGATAGTAAGCATCGATGGCAGGAAATCAGCCGAAATAGGATCGGGAGAAACAGCGAAGTTTTTCGTCCCCGCAGGTGATCACATCATTTCAGCGTCAGCATGTGGCAGCGGCCTGAAAGAGCGAGAGGCCAGCATCCAGCAGGGGAGCACAAAGCGTTTCCGAATATCCATCGACTCTGCGATGAGCATGGATTTATCACCAACATCGTTTTAAAGGAAACCGCCTCAGGGCGGTTTTTTTACGAATGGAGAAACCTGTGACAGCGATTACCAGCACTAATCAGTCAATGACCACCATTTTGCTTTCGGGTCCGCTCATCAAGCTTTTCGGTCGAGTTCACTACAGGGAGCTCGGGAGCAAATCGGTAGGAGAGGCATTCAAGGCCTTGAAGTGCACGCTGGCTGGGTTCGAGGCGGCTATCAAGGATCTTGAGCGGAGAGGCATACGCTTCGCGATATTTCGCAATCGCAAAAACGTGCCGGAGAAGGATTTTGCTCTGGGCGGCACCCAAGAAATTCGAATCGTCCCGGTGATCTCAGGCAGTAAGCGAGCCGGGTTGCTTCAGACCATCATTGGAGCAGTGCTCGTGGTGGCTGGGACCTACTTTGGACAGCCTTGGGCGGTCCAAATAGGGGCGGCGCTTGCTATCGGCGGCGTCGTTCAAATGCTCAGCCCCCAAGCATCAGGCCTCAAGCAAAGCGCATCCCCTGAGAACGCGCCGTCCTACGCCTTCGGCAGCGCCAAAAACACCACAGCCAGCGGCAACCCGGTACCGATCTGCATTGGCGAACGCCGGTGGGGCGGCATGATCATTTCCGCATCGATCCTCGCCGAAGACAAAGCGTAAACCGCACGCAACAA